GGTCCATCGCGTCGGACAAGAACTGATCGCCCAACGCGCCTTTTTTCCCACGGGGGGCGTTGGCTTGGATGGCTTTGGTGAGCGGCCCTATCGAGAGGGTCGCCGCCTTGATGATGTCCTCCATCGTCACCTCGTAACGCTGGGTCGCGAGGTTGGCCAGATTGACGTTGTCCTCGACCACCTTGGGGGTGCCCATGGAGCGGAGGCTGAGCCCCGGCAGGGAGACCCCCTCCAGCGCCATGCTCATGGCCTTGAACTTGATCCCGCTGGCCCAGTTCTCCACGATCTTGGCGACGTGGTAGAGCTTGGCCATGGTCTCCGGGTCATCCACTTCGGAGGAACGGATCGGGCCGGGGGGCAGGAGGCCCGGATCGGCGCGCTTGGCGATCTCCACGCACACCGCGCCGAGGGCGGGGCAGCGGTCCTCGTGGCGGCAGAAGCGGCAGTTGGTGGACGGGTTGACGTCGTCGATGTCGATCGAGTTGTCCCCCCACTTGGGGCGGGTTTGCTCGGCAAACCGGACCACGTTGCTGACCTCGTCGCGGAGGCGCTGCACGTCGCTGCGGTGGAAGGTCCCGGCCATGATCCCGTTGGCGCGGGGGACGAGGAACGCGAAGTGGACCACGTCGAGATTCGGGTGAGTCTGGAGGACGCCGAGGGCGTAAGCCTTGGCCTGCCAGTTCTCCTCGACCTCGTCGATGCGGCTGATCCCGGTCTTGTAGTCGGCAACCAGACCCGCGTTGCCACGCATGGCGACGATGTCGGCGGTGCCGAAAGTGGGGGACGCCGCGTCGAGTTCGAGGTGCATCCGCATCTCGCGGACGATTTCCACCCCTTCGACCCCACCGAAGACGTTCAGGAAGACCTCCTCCTCGTCCAGCAGCAGCTGCTCGTAGATGGCTACCTCGTCCTCGTCCTGAAGAGACGAAGGATCGCGGACTTCAAGCGCCTCATGGATGCGAGTGCCCTTGTCCGCGGCCGCACTCGACCCGTCACGACCATGAAAGCCCGGACACTTGTGGAGGTATTTGAGCGCGGAAGGAGAAAATTCAGCATGGGCTCGGTCGGTATGGTTTACGTCTTCGATTGTGGTTTCGGGATTCATGTTTTTGATTTGGATTCGGATTCGGGATTCTGTGGGGGCACTCCGTTGAGGCTCATATGAAGAGGATGGCTACAGGCTTGAACTTGTGCCAACCCTTGCGGTGGCGTTCGCGGCGGGCTGCCTTGGTTTCCTTGTGGTCCTCCAGCATCCGCTGATGGGCGGAGCGGCGGGCGGGCTGGCTTTTAATTTCCGGTTTCGTGTTTTCGATTTCTGGGTCCATGTTTTTGGTTTGGTTTAGAATTTGCCGCTGAACGCTCCGGTCTTGCCGGGGCCGCTGAAGTTGCGCCAATGGTATTGGCCCCGGTAGTTGATCCGGTCGAACTTCGCATAGATCTCCTCGGAGATGCGTTGGGCCTCCAACTGAAGGAGTCCTTCCAAGGTCATCGGGCGAGGTATGGGCTGGCTTGCCGGAGCCTTCGCCAGCACCTTGGGTGCTGCGAGGAAAGCGGCTGCGGCGGTGAGGAAGTTGCGGCGTTTCATGGTTGGGTTGGTTGCGCGTGAAGCGTGTCGAGGGATTTGCGCTTTCCTTCGAGGACTTGCAAGACTTTTTCTTCAATTGTTTTAGATGCCACCAGAATCCTTTGGCAAGCAGGGCTTTTCGCCCCTGCCCGGTGGATGCGGCCGAGCGTCTGGATGTATTCTTTGAGGTTGAACGATGGGGAGATCAAGCTCAACCGCGGCCGCTCGCCGCGCACGTCGTGAAGGCTGACGCCCACACCCCCCGCAGCCCCGTTGGCTACCATCACGTGGGTCCGGTCGGCTTGGAAATGGGTGATCGCGGCTTCCCTTTCATCCGCACTCTGGCCGCCGTGGATCACCCCACATCCGGGGAGGGCGGCTTCCAGCGCCTTGAGCGTATCCTTAAAGTTGACAAACACGACAACACTCATCCCTTCGCACACGGCGTCCATGGTCATGCTGACTATGTCGGGGACCTTGGCCGCTTCCGCCAGCTGGCGGGCGCGCAGGATCTCGACGAGCACGTAAGGGCTGGGTTTGACATCCCCGTTGATCATCTGCTCGACGATCTCGGGGGTGACCCCGTTGTTCCGGTAGAACGCCTCGATGTCCTTGAGGGCGGTGAAGGCCAGCGGCTCGGTGATGATATGGTTGTCCGCGAACTCGCCGGGTAGGTCCTTGGGCGTGAGCTTGACGCAGTTGGTGGAATACAGCTTCTGGTTCAACGGTTCGAGCATCCATGCCGGACCCCGGACCCAGTTGCGCCATTGGTCCTGACGGCAACCGAAGCCCTTCATCCAGCTGAACCAACTCGGCAGGCTGCCCTCGGCCTTGTTGAGCGAGTGGCACCCCAGCACGTAGCCGATGGCGCGCATCTCAGTGGGGTCCTGACAGGCGGTGGCGGAGAGCATCAGGTTGGAGTGCCCGCCTTGCTTGGCGGCGATGAGCATCTGCGCGTTCTGGCTGAACGCCCCGGCACACTTGTGGACCTCGTCCCAGATGATGAGTGTCTTCTCCGGAAGCTGCCAGCGGAACATCTTCTTGCCTACTTTGGCTATGAACTTGTTGCCGCGCTTGATCTTCTCGTAGTTGGTGACGAACACCGGGACCACCCCGGCCTCCGCCAGCTCGCGCTCCCACTGGGGGACCACGATCTTCGGGCAGATGACGGCTACCGGCAGGCCGTGGTCGCGGGCCAGATGGCTGGCGATCACGGTCTTGCCGACTCCGGTGTGGCTGGAGTCCAAGGCCCCGCCCCCTGCGGAAAGTTCCCGCAGCAGCGTGAGCTTGGACTCTTCCTGCTTGGTAAAAAGTTTCTTCATGGCGTGGTGGTTATTTTGTCGCGCTCGGTGGTCGCTCTTCGCAAGGCGCGGATCTTCTCCGGGTTCTGGTTGGGCGAGAAGTCGAGGTTCCCGAGCGCGCGGCTCAGGGACTTTTCGGCGGCGAGCTGCTTGCGGAGGCGGGCGATGGTGGCGCGGTGAGTTTCACGTGGGTTCATGGATGGTCGGAGCACGACCAACTATCCTGAAGAGCCCCGGGCGGCAAGGGGATTATTCAATTATTTTTATTCTGCCTCCAACCCACCAGATAGCGGGCGATCAGCGCGGCGTCGATGAGGCCGTTGTGGGGGGTATAGCTGCGCGGAGTGGCATGCCATTTCTCGTCGGGCCACAGCTCCCCGGCCTTGGTCAGGGCCACGGACTTGGTGTGGCCCGCCGGAACTTTCTTACCGAGCATGGTGTCCTGCCACTGCTTGACTTCCAGTCGGGCGACATTGAGACCGGCCAGCTCCAACGCGCCGTGGCACAATCCGAACGAGAGCGCCATCGAACGCATGGACTGCGAGGAGGAGGCGAACTTGAGCGGCTCTTCGATGCCGACTATCACGCACTCGAAACCCGACAGCCACTGGACCAGCCGCGCGGGGTCGGCCTCTTCTTTCCCACGGTGGTTCCGCTTGGGCATCAGCGCGTATCCGAGCAGGGCCCCGGACTCCGGGCACAGGGCGCACATCGCGCCGCTCAGCGCGCCGTTGTCAATACCGATGACGGCGCGGGGGGTCACGGTTCGGCCTCCTCCGCGTCAAGCGCCACTGCGATCCCGGTGCGGGGCGTGGCCTTGGTGTTGTTGAGGATCGAGATGTCGATGGTCAGTCCGCCACCGCCACCGTTGCCCCCGCGCGGATTGAGTCCGAGGTTGCGGCGGATGAGCTGGTCGAGCTCGCTGAGTTCGCGGACGGTGCGCGGGCCCCGGATCGACTGGAAGCTGTCACGCAGCATCCGGATCGCGTTGGCGGCCACATAGGCCTGATACTGGTCGGCGGGGGAGTTCTGGGCCTTGGCGTTCTCGACGAGCGCGGACTCTTCTTCATCACGCGCGGCGAGGAAATCGCTGGCAACCGCCTCGCTGGTCTCCATCGCCAGCGCCTGTTGGATGGGGTCGGGCTTATCCTCCACGACGGGTTTTGGGATATCTCTGAGCCAGAAGCTGATGGTGTTGACACTGCGGTCGAGCTGGGTGGCGATGCGGGACTTGGGGACCCCTTGCCCATAGAGTTCGATGGCCCGACGCATCAGCTCCACTTTGGCCTGCCGTTTGCGGTCGGTCTCGGCGGCGGTGATCTCCGCGCGCTTTCTCTTCTCGCGGAGGGTCGCCGCCCGCTTCATGTAGGAGGTGTCGCCACTCTCCTCGCGTTTCTTCTCGCGGAGGTCGGCGACCGCGCGGGTCTTGCGGGCCCGGCGGAGCCTCGCCTGTTCTTCGGTCTCGCCGGGTTTGGGGGCAGGGGTGGTGGGAGCGGAGGCGGGTTCCATGGGCCTACTGTTAAATAACTAAACAAACTTGTCAACAAGGACAGAACGATCCTATAGTCCCCACATGGGACGCCCTCGTAAGAACAAGCCTACGACCTCAAACTCGCTCGAACCCCGCCCGGGACCCGATGACAGCACGTTGGACGTCGGAGGGTTCCTGATCCCGGCGACCAGCACCATCACCGCGCTGCTGTGGGGCTTCGCCAACCATCCACACCACCGGGCCAAGGAATACTACTTCTGGCGTGTGGCCGACATCCTGTGGAACCACGACGACCTGCCTGAACACATGTTCATCCGGCACCCGTGGGCGGAGCAGATCATCCGCGAGTGCATCCAGAACAAGTATCTGGCCATCGGCGGGGCGGCCTCCAGTTCAAAGTCACACACCCTCGGCGGCTACGGGATCATCTGCTGGCTGGCCCGACCACGCGACACGCTGGTGCTCATGACCTCGACCACCTTGCGGGAGGCCCGCAAACGGATCTGGGGTTCGGTCATCTCCCTGTTGTCCGTGATCGACGGGGCTCCGATCAACATCCGCGACTCGATTGGAAGCGCCAACTACGTGGACGAAAAGGGGCAGACCTTCGACCGCGCGGGACTGTCGCTGATCGCGGCCGAGAAAAGCCGGACCCGCGAGGCCATCGGGAAGTTCATCGGTCTGAAGCAGAAATACGTCATCCTGCTTTGCGACGAGCTGGGCGAGCTCAGCCCCGCCATCGTCCACGCCGGACTCTCCAACCTGAGCAAGAACCCGCACTTCGAGATCAAGGGCGCGTCCAACCCCGCCTCCCGTTTCGACGCTTTCGGTGAATGGTCCAAGCCTGCGGACGGCTGGGAGTCGGTGACCCCGGAAGTCGATGATGAGTGGAAGACCAAGTGGGGCGGCAAATACATCCGCCTCGACGGTGAGCGCAGCCCCAACGTGGCGCTCGGCTACACCAAGTATCCGTTCCTCCCGACGGAGGAGAAGATCGCGGAAGACAAGCTGCTGCTCGGCGAGCGGAGCAGGGCCTACATGCGGATGGTGCGCGCCGTGTTCTTCGACTCCGACGAGGCGGAAGGGATCTACGGGGAATCCGAGCTCATCAACTCCGGGGCGATGGCGAAGATCCGCTACACCAGCTCGACCCTGATCGCGGGCGTGGACCCCGCGTTCACCAACGGCGGCGACCGGACCTGCATGTGGTTTGCCCGGGTCGGCTACGACGAAACAGGACAATTCAGTTTGCAGTTCGAGGAGTGCATTTTTCTGAACGATGACTCCACCAACAAGGCGGTCCCCCGGACTTACCAGATCGTCAGGCAGATCAAGGACGAGTGCATCAAGCGGGGGGTGGCGGCGACCGACCTCGCGATCGACTCCACCGGGGCGGGCTCCCCCCTGTGCGACGTGCTCGCCGGAGAATGGTCCGACCAGTTCCTGCGGGTGCAGTTCGGCGGCAAGGCCAGCGACCGCCGCGTCAGCGCCAACAGCAGGCTCACGGGCGAGGAGCTTTACACCAACCGGGTCAGCGAGCTGTGGTTCGTGGGCAAGGAGTTCCTCCGCACCAAGCAACTGCACGGGGTGACCGGCGACCTCGCCAAGGAGATGTGCGCCCGCCGCTACGACATGATCAAGGGCTCCGGCCTCAGGGTCCGGGTAGAGACCAAGGCTGAACTCAAGGCCCGCATGGGCAACTCTCCCGACGAGGCCGACGCCGCGTTCATCGTGCTCGACCTCGCGCGCCAACGCCACGGTCTCGTCGCCGTGGACTCAGGCAAAGGTCAGGCAAAAGACCTGCCGCGCTGGGCGACCGCGCCGACCCCCAAAACCATGCTCGATCTCGACGTCGTTTCTCGCTCCACACACTCGATGTTGTTGGACGTTTGAACAGCTCACTAATGCAAGTGAGTGACGGTATTATGTGGGGAGAAAATATGAAAAGTTTCTGGAAAGTGTGTTATTCCAATAATAC